CCAGTAGCCTTTGTCTTATGAGGCATAATAAAAACTCCCTTCATGGTCAACAGTGTTTTTCTTTTTCACTGTCTTCCATAAAGGGAGCATATCAGATATGCGAGCCGGGTGGGTTTTCTTATTCCGGTGGATCTACCATGGTGAGCTACGACGCAAAAAAGTATGAGGCTTATTTTAGAGCGGCTTGGCAAAATGCAGTGGATCTTTGTGTCCATCTGTGCAGAGAGTATGGACTGACTGAAAAAGACATCATCAGCCATGCGGAAGGAAATAAAAAAGGGATTGCATCAAACCACTCCGATGTTGGCCATTGGTTTCCAAAGCATGGAGAAAACATGGATACCTTTAGGGCAGCGGTAAAGAAGGCACTTGAAAATGCAGATGAAAGTAGAGAAGGTTTTGAGGCGGGTGATATCGTTGAAATCAAAGTATCAGCAAGAACCTATTATCCAGGCGGCCCAATCATTCCAAACTGGGTGAAGTGGAATTATCATCTGATTACTCAGGATGAGTTTAATTCGAGGCCTGTAATCCAAGGTGGGAAGGAATGCGTCCTTCTAGGCAAAACCATTCTGAAAAGCACCATGGATGAAAAGGCTGGCATCATGACCTGGGTTGATAAGGACAATCTAATGATGGTCAGTGCTGGCGTGGAGGTAGAACCTGAGAAGAAATCCGGTGAAAAATACTACCTGGTGCAGGTGGGAGCCTTCAGTGATAAGAAGAATGCAGAGGCCCTCATGGCGCGACTAAAGAAGGCAGGATTTGAAGCCTACATGAAATACGACTAAGAAAAATCGCATTATTGGGCCGGTGTTATTTTAATAGCATCGGCTTGTTTTTATCCCTATATATAGTAGAAATGACTTGATAAATACTCGATTCTGAGTGATATATGTAATACGCTGAAAAGCTTGAAACCTTTGAAATTAGAGGGATTTAAGCAATATTATTTTTACCCTTTGTCAAAATTCAAGCGTCGCTCATGATACGAAGCAAGGGATAAAAAGGAAAGGAGAGGATTAGGAATGAATCATGCTAGGGTTCAGGAAATTCCAGTACAAAGATCGTCAGTAAGCGATATTAATCAGCCAGTAGGATGGAATGATGCCAACACACAACCGAGAACAAAAAAGCTAAAAGTTGCATCCTACTGCCGGGTGAGTAGTGAAGAAGAATTGCAGTTAGGTTCACTAGAGAATCAGATCATTCATTACACCAACTACATCAGGTCAAATCCTGATTGGTATTATGCTGGTGTATATTCAGATAAAGGTAAATCAGGTACAGATATGTCAAAGAGAATCGGTTTTAACCGGATGATTAGAAATGCGATGAATGGAGAAATTGACTTGATTATCTGCAAATCCATATCAAGATTTGCAAGGAATGTTGTGGATACAATGGATATTGTGAGACAGCTCACTGAAAAGGGTATTTTTGTGATTTTTGAGAAAGAGCGATTGAACACCAAAGATATGACCAGTTCCCTACTCATAAAAATTCTTGCAACTTTTGCTGAGGAAGAAAGCCGAGCTACATCGGAGAATATTGATTGGGCCTACACAAAACGATTTGAGAGGGGCGAAGTGGTTGCTGGGCAGCTCTTTGGCTACGAGGTCAACAAGGATAAAGAATGGAGCATCGTTGAAAAGGAAGCTGAGATTGTAAGAGAAGCTTATGACCTATTTCTTAATGGATATAACATGACAGAGATAGCCAGACATTTTATAAGAAGAGGCTACAAGAAACGTTCTGGCGAGATTGACTGGAATAATAATAACATCAGAAGCATGCTGACCAATGAAAGGTATGCTGGTGATGTGCTCAGCAGGAAAACTTGTACACTCGATTTTAGAACACACAGAACAATAATTAATAGAGGACATAAACCCCAATATTATATAGAAGACCACCATGAAGGCATTGTTTCAAAAGAAGACTATGAGAAAGTTCAAGAAATAATTGGGGATAATAAATCTGATTTTAACAGGGGCGATTATGAGAAAACACCTTTTACCAGCAGAGTGATTTGTACCCATTGCGGAAAGAACTTTCATCGCTTCGGTAAAAATATTAAGAAAACAATATGGCGATGTTCTTCTAATGTAAAAAGCGAGTTGCTTTGTGAAGCGGATCCTATTGAAGAAGATCAAATCGAGAAGCTCTTAAGGGAAGGTTTTGAAAAACGCTACAATATCAACCAAAGAACCAACGATGGACTATTGATTAAGCAGCTGACGAAAGAATTATCAAATGCTGAAGCGGTCAGGGAACGAGAGCAAAATCTACTGCGAGTTGAACTTGAAAAGTGTCTAATCGCTGAGAATAAGGCCATTCTTCAAAATCTTGATACTGAAACGTTAAAAGAAAAGCGACAAGAAGTTGAAAAAGAAATCGCATTTAAAACTAAGCTATGGGAAGATTTCGATAAGGATTATGAATTTAGAGAAGCCTCCCTAAACCGATTGAAGGAGTTAAAGGGTTCAGATAAAGCCATTAAAAAAATACTAGATATCTCTTTCATGAGAGCGTGGGTGATTCACATTAAGGTGGAGTCACCTTTTTCATTTACCATCAAATGGATTGATGGGAAGGAGACGGTAGTCGGGAAGTTTAGGGGAGGTCATCACGATGGAGGGAAGTAGAAACATATCGACGATGAATCCTCGGGTAAGGGTAATCCCAGCAAATATGAATAACCCTGATTATAGAAGAAATGAAGAGCGTAAAATCAAAGTAGCTGCCTATGCCAGGGTATCCACCCATGAAGAGGAACAGCAGTCCAGTTATAAATTGCAGGTTTCTTACTTTAAAGAATATATTGAAAAGCAAGAAGGCTGGGAGCTTTATAAGGTCTACAGCGATGAAGGGGTTACTGGAACAAACACTAAGTACAGAACAGGATTCAATCAGATGATCAAGGATGCTAAGGAAGGAAAGTTTGATTACATCATCACAAAATCCATCAGCCGTTTTGCCAGAAATACTCTTGATTGCTTAACCTATGTTAGGATGCTGAAAAGCTTAGACAAGCCAGTGGGTATAATTTTTGATCGTGAGTCGATCAATACCCTCGACTCTCGCAGTGAAGTCTTGCTCACAATTATCTCATCGATCGCGGAAGAAGAATCCCGCACAATAAGTGCCAATGTCAGCTGGGGGGTTCAGAAAAGATTCTCACAAGGTAAACCTCATATTCCTACCACATACTTCTTAGGATATGATGAGGACGAAGAGGGCAACCTCATCATTAATGAAGAGGAAGCTAAAACTGTAAAACGGATATTTCGTGAGTTCATATCAGGAAAAGGCTCGGTCCAGATTGCTAAAAGGTTGACTAAAGATAAAGTGAAAACCGCAAGGGATAATACAAAATGGACCAGTGATTCCGTTTTAAAAATTCTTAAAAATGAGAAATTTTGTGGACATGCGTTATGTCAGAAGTCAGTTACCCTGGACCCTTTAACCCACAAACGGGTCAGAAATAAGAACCACAAGCCGCAGTACTTTATACGGAACAATCACCCTGCAATCATCTCTGAAGAGGAATGGAACTACGTACAAAAGGAACTGGAAAGACGAAGAAAAATGAAGCATGATCCTGACGGGAAATACCATAGAACCTATAGCGGAAAAGCACCATTTTCAAATATGCTTTACTGTGGAGAGTGTGGCATGCCGGTTCATAGAAGGCGCATAACATCAAAGCGAGATGGGAAGCCCTACAAGTTTACCGTTTGGCACTGCAGACTGGCGGCACAAAAAGTTGAAGCTGACTTTGACTGCCGTTCAAAGTATGTTTGGGAAGAAGTTATTGAAACAGCCTACAATGAAATGCTTCTGAAAATGACTGAGGAGATTGATCTCATAAGAGCTGAGGGGGAAGCGGCTATTGAGGATGTGAGCTTAACATACCACGAAAAAGAAAGGCTTAAAGAGCTTGAAGAAATCATCGATCGAATCAATGATCGCATAAGTGAAATGGCCATGAGGGAAAGTGTCACGAATGATCCCATCTATGATGCAACCCTTAGAAATATGATCTATGAATCACAAATCTACCAGCAGGAACATGAAGCGCTTGTCAAAAGCCAGGACGAAGAAATCTACATGAGGCAGAACCTAGAAGCCTTAATAACATATCTTGAAAGCCAAAGTAGCTTTGAAACCTTTGATGCAGCAGAATTTAAAAAGCTTGTCGAAAGAGGTATTCTCCACAAAGACTATGAGATTGAGTTTATCTTTAAATGCGGAGTCATAAGAACGGCTCAAGGCTGGAGACGTGGGAAGAACGAGTAGCGATTTTTAAAGAATTTATCCAATTAAATAAAATACTCCTTTACCTTATGGAGATTGTACTTGCAATAGTTTGACACCAATGCAAACATACAAGCAAGCGCAATCTTTCAGAGGAAAGGAGTTTTTTTAATGGACCAAATAGATAAAAGCTTATGGATCAATAAATTATGGGATCCTTTAGAAAAGATAGAAGACAGTCCACTTCACAGTAAGCGTGAGGGAATCAAGGTAGCTGCCTATTGCAGGGTGAGTCTTGATTCACTGGGGCTGTCCCACTCATTGGAAAGCCAGGTAAGCCACTACACCCATGTGATTAATAGTAGAGATAATTGGACCTTTGTCGGTATCTATTTTGATAATCTGGTTACCGGGAGAAAAGCATCATTAAGACGAGGCTTCACTCGGATGCTCAGACACTGTGAAGAGCATAGAATTGACCTGATTCTTGTCAAAAATGTATCTCGGTTTTCAAGAAATACGAAAGAGCTGATTGAAGTCATTGAAAGACTCAAGGAACTGAGTGTCACTGTATATTTTGAAACAGAAAATATTACGAGCACTAGGAGTGAAACAGCCTATCTTCTAAAAACCTATGCCAGCATTGCTCAAGGGGAGATCGAGGCTACTTCCCAGGCTATAGAGTGGGGACATGAAAAACGAATGATGAAAGGCAAGGTTAATATCGGACACACATACGGCTATGATAAAACAAAAGTTGGTAATGAGACCGTCATTACAATCAATGAAGAGCAAGCACAAGTTGTTAGACAGATTTATCAAATGCATCTTGATGGTATGAGTAATAATGCCATTGCAGGTGAATTAACCATAAGAGGAGTCAGGACCTACTTTGGGAAGGAACTGTGGGGACCGAAGACGATAGCATCAATCTTATCAAACATTGCCTATACAGGAAACGCAAAGACCAGGAAACTTACAAGAGATTTGATGAGCAACAAAAGACGGTCTTCAGAAGGGATACGGGATCAATATTTAATTGAAAACCATCATCCAGCGATTATAAGTCAGGAACTCTTTGACAGGGTCCAGGAAGAAAGAAAAAAGAACAAAAGGGAAACTAAACCTCAACAAATTAGACCTAATCCATTATCAATAAACCATGGGAGTATTTCAGGTGCGTCTCGGCAATAACAAACAAAAACCTCTGCAGCTCACCGACTATACGGGAAGACTTGATGGTTGAAATAATGCTAAAAGCTTTTACAGTACGCTTTGATACTCAAGATCCAAAATTGATTAAAATGCTACAAAGAATGTTGATTAGGATAAACCAGAATGACTACTTTGAGTTCCATCGCCTAAAAGCCTTGACGCAGATTCAATTGGCTAAAAGGTTGAGAGATCTTCGATTTACAGATGAGGACATTAATCAGCTGGAAAAGGATTATGAGAAATTTGAGAACCGACTTGTAGAAATAGAAGATGATAGGGATTATCGGCTCGGTTCGATAAAGTGGCTTGAGAATGTTAAAACATTTGAAGAATTTGAAGGGAAAGCAACTATAGAATACTTACGGGCTTGGATTCTTTCTTTGGACATTTATTCAAAAGATGATTATAAAATTTACTGGATCGATGGAAAAGAAACAGAGGTTGGAAGCTGCAAACCCATAAAACCAAACATAGAAAAGTCGTTATCAGAGTTGCATCCAAATGGGGATTTAGTGGTTCAAAAAGCCACTAATTTTGAATTGATGACAAACATCCAAATCGCCTCGGAGAAAGGGGGTGATCAAAATTACGTTGATGAGGAGGACGGAAAGATGATAGCAGAAAGAAAACTTGAGCCTAATTTGATGGTTAAAAATATACAAAAACAACTGAGTAATTCTGTGATCATGCAGACGAGTGTACCTGTGGTAAGAGAAAAGAAATTAAAAGTGGCTGCCTATGTACGAGTTTCAACAGAACTGGAGCAGCAAAAAACAAGTATCAAAACTCAATATTCATATTATCTGTACCTTATCCTCAAGGATCCACGGTATATCTTAGCTGATATCTATATAGATGACGGAAAAAGCGGGAGAACGACTGAAGGTAGGCATGAGTTCAAGCGCCTGATGGAAGATTGTAAAGCGGGAAAAGTGGACTTGATTATTACAAAATCAATTTCTAGATTTGCTAGAAATACTGTCGATACATTAACCTACTTAAACATGTTGAAAAGTCTAGATCCAAAGGTCGAAGTGTGGTTCGAGCGTGAAAATATTTTGAGTCTTTCTGAAAAAAGCAATGTCTTGATTAATCTGTTATCAGCACTGGGACAGGAGGAAAGTGTCAATATTGGTGAAGCTATTGCCTGGGGTAGAAGAAGTTTGGCCCAAAGAGGTATTGTAAGACCTGCGGTTCAAGGCTACGGTTATGAGTACGATAAAAATAAAGAATGGGTAATAAACGATGAAGAAGCTGAAGTTGTGCAGAAGATCTATGATGAGTATGAAAAAGGAAAGACAATAAGGGCTATAAGAGATTTACTCATATGTGAATCAGTTCCAACTCCCGGAGGACAAGAAGCGTGGTGCGACACCACTATTGGAAGGATATTGCGCTCTGAAATTTACCGGGGCAATTACATCTATCAGAGGTTTCATTCGGGACTTACTCTGGTAAATGAACGGGTGAAGAATACAGGGGAGCTGCCCATGTATTTCATTGAGAATCACCATAAAGCAATTATTGAAGAAGAGCAGTGGGAAAAGGTTCAAAAATTGATTGAAGCAAATGAAAAGAAACGTAAAAAGAGTCAAAAGAAATATCCGGATGACCATGGTAAAAATGAATCTTTTACAAAGAAATTTTACTGTGGCGAATGTGGAAGTTTAGTCGGATATAGTAGAGCCATCAACAGACAGAAGAAAAATTATGAGGTGAGGTGGTGGTGCTGCTATCAATCATCGAGAGGGCACTGTGATTCCATGTACATGAAGCAGGAGTACGTTGAAGAGAACTTTTCACAGCTTATGATGGATATAAAATTCAACCCAGCATTTAATGCGTACCTTGATGCCTTTATTGAAGACTTACGAATAAAAACAGAGGAAGAAGATCAAAGAGCGATATTGGAAAAGCAAAAAGACGAATTAAACCAGAATCTTTATGAAGCGGTTGAAGATGAGCTAGGTAGAAAAGGAAAAGATGCAAAACTGGTAGATCATTTGACAGAAGAGATTATGAAGATAAGAGAGCGAATTGTTGATTTCATGGCTCGAGAAGAACAGCAAGCTGAGATAGAAGAGGAGGTCAAGAGGCTTAGAAAAGCGCTGGCCATCTATTCAGATGAAAGAAGAGACGACCTCGGCTATTACCTTAATGCACCGGAGTTTCAACCTGAACTATTTGGTCGCTTTATCGAGAAAGGAACGATTCTGGATGGCAGCCAGATTATTTATCGGTTCCATTCCGGTTTTGAGTGGAAGTCACCAATAAACTATAAAGCCTTTCAAGAACAGGAGAAAAGAAGAAAAAAAGCAAAATACCAATTAGAAAAGAAAGAGTTTTTAAAAGGGCCTGAGGTGAAGAGGTTGCTTGAGTATTGTGAAGAACCTAAAAAAATGTCCGAGATGATTGAATTCTTAGGCAAATACGCTTCCAAGAATGCTTTTAGAAAGTTTATCCTTAATCCTCTAATAGATCAGGGTAAAATAAAAAGAACAATTCCTGACCAGCCTATTCATATTTTGCAGAAATATTATTCAGTAAAGAAGTAGTGATGTCTTTTTACAAATGGAACGTTATTCTTCAAAAATGAAGAAAATCATGACGAAATTAAAAACCCACTGAGTTGCCTGATTATGATGATCAAGCGACTTGGTGGGTTATTTTTTGTGAAATAATTGAGGGAAACAACATCAGTACAAAAACGTACAAAAATATTGATTTTGTACTAAGCGTTGTGCTATACTACAGGTGAGGTGAAAGCTATGGAAGTGAGTTTAGAGAGTTTAATATCTTACGAAAAACTGAAAACAGATCTGGATGATGTTTTTAAAGTCGTTGAGAAGAATGGTAAGGTAGTCATTCTAAAAGATAACGAGCCGGTGTACATTTTACTAAAATATGATCGGAGTGCTGGGCCAATTGAAAAAATACTAGGCCCCTCGATTCCAAAAAGAACCTTACAAGAAGCTATGAAAATTGTACTTAAGGAAGTGGAAGGCAGAAAGATGCATGCTGCAGAGCTTTCAGATGAAATATACAGAAGGAAGTTGTACTTGAAGAAAGATGGTACTCAGGCGAAGTACAATCAGATCCGAGCAAGATGTGGACATTACCCTGAAATGTTTGAAGCTTTACCCGGAAATATTATTCAGTTGAAGGAGGGTGCTGAGTAATGGATTTTGAAAAGCTATGGTATCAGATTCTTTGCACAGCAACTGAAGCTGCTTTTGATGTAGCGACAGTTCCTCAGAATAATAGAACACCATTATGGTTTAATGTTTATACAAAAGAAGCATATTTGTACGTTGATAACACATCAGATAATAGCCCATCTGTTCGACTAAGTGGAGCCAGAAGAATCACTAAAGATGATTTTCTAAATGTAGCTGGATACAAGAAATACCGCTTATATTTTTGGATTGATATCTCAATTCTCAAAAGCATGATTATAATTTGATTGAATGGATAAACTAAATTATGGCGCCATGCTTTGGCGTAAACGAGGTGTTGCAAGTGAAGATAGAAAGTTTGAAGAAAATAATCAGTAGTGGTGAAAGCATCACTGTAGAATTCAAAGAGAGTAAAAAGACGATAAATAAGGATGTGTATGATTCGGTATGCGCATTTTTGAATCGACATGGTGGGCATCTATTTCTTGGGGTGAAGGATAACGGTGATATTGTAGGCGTCGATAAAGATGCTGTGGATCAGCTGAAGAAAGATTTTGTTACATCACTTAATAATCCACTAAATCTAAACCCTGCTTTTTACTTGGCAGTAGAAGATGTTGAAGTAGATGGGAAGACTATCCTGTATATTAACGTACCGGAGAGTTCTCAGGCACATCGTTGTAAGGGGAAAATATTTGATCGAAATGAAGATGGAGATTTTGACATTACCAATAATACAAATCTAGTGTCTGGATTGTACATGAGAAAACAAAGTACATATACAGAAAACAGAATTTTTCCCTATGCTGACATGGATGAGCTGGAAGACGAATTGTTCACAAGAGTTAGAAAAACGGTTGGAAACTTAAAACCCGGTCACCCATGGGTTTCGATGGATAACATCGAGCTGTTGAAAAGTGCAGGAATGTATTTGAAGGATCAGAGCACAGGTGAGCAAGGTATTACCCTTGCAGGTATCTTGATTTTTGGTAGTGAACTGATGATACAAACAGCGCTTCCACACTATAGGACAGACGCAATTTTAAGAAGGGAAAACTTCGACCGGTATGATGATCGGGATGATATTAGGGTGAATCTTCTAAGAAGCTATGAAAGATTAATGCAGTTTATTGCCAAGCATCTCAATGACAAATTCTATCTCGAAGGTGATCAGCGTGTGAGCTTGAGAGATAAGATTTTCAGAGAAGCGATTTCTAATTTACTGATTCATAGAGAATTTTCAAATCCATTTCCTGCTAAGCTGGTCGTGGAGAAGGACAGAGTCTATATCGAAAACGGCAACAAGCCTCACGGAAATGGAATGATTGACCCTGAGGACTTCTCACCTTATCCCAAGAATCCGAAGAGGAACATTTACAAGTACAACAAGATTTATTCTGGTGCAGATCCTGAATTCATTGAGGGAGATGTGTTTAGGACAGTTATTCCATTGACCCCACAAGCTACCCCACAAGCTACCCATCAAGCTACCCACCAAGCTGAAATGGATGATGAGGATAAGCGAACGGAGTCAATACTGGAATTTTGTAAAGAGCCTAGAAGTAGAAAAGAAATTCAGGAATTTTTGGGATTGAAAGATAGGAGCTATTTTGCGAACAGTATTTTGAAACCATTAATTAAAGGAAATCTTCTAAATCTCACAATGCCTGATAAACCGACAAGTCCAAATCAAAAGTATTACTCTAACAGATAAATGGAGAGCTCATCATAATGTGGTGGGCTTTATTCTTTACTAATATGAACAGTATAACCCACCAAGAAGGCATCTAGGCTCGGAAATGTACCGAACTTAGACTGAATATTGGTGGGTTATTAACTTTTTTAAAGCAAAAATGACTTAATCGCTTTTGTGGCCAATTTCAGGGAATTAGCCCATAGGTGGAACTACGGGTCATAAAATCAATTAAAATCCGTTACAGGGCAAACTGAAGCGTCGTTTTTTTAGTAATCCTTCAAAAATTCGTGATTTTGGGCAGATTATCGTTCAGGATGAGAGCCGCGTAAATAAACGAGTAAATAAATACATATATAATAGAAGAAACTCGTTTTATTAGAATTGAAAAGCAACGATCTGCCAGTGAAGTATAGTATAGTTCAGGCGTGGTCTTTTCATGGTTTTGCATTACATAATGAGATGTCGTATATTCGACTCAGCATATTTCAGATGAACCAAGATTCATTCAGATAAGTATAAATCGCTCTGAGAGCGCATATATAGATCAAGTTTGCAGCTCATCACAATGTGGTGGGCTTTTTTTGCGTTATAGACTTCGAAATCCTAGAATTACTGGTCAAAACAGAGTATTTCTTGACATTTTTCTGTGTTTCGAGGCGATAAAGAGGGAATTAACACATTGGATTCCCAATCAGAAACGATTCTGGTTGTCATCGCAAGCGTTATGGAGGAAGAAAGTAGAACCATAAGCGCCAATGTAAGCTGGGGTGTTCAGAAGAGATTTTCAAGAGGAATACCACACATACCAACAACCTACTTTCTCGGCTATGATGAGGACGAAGAAGGAAACCTAAGCATTAATGAAGAAGAAGCCAAGATTGTAAGAAGAATATATCGTGAATTTCTAAGTGGAAAGGGAACACCACTCATTGCCAAGGGGCTTACAAAAGATAAAGTCAAAACTGCTAGGGGAAACACCAAATGGACCAGTGATTCAGTTCTCAAGCTGATAAAAAAAGAAAAATTCTGTGGCCACGCATTATGCCAGAAGTCCGTTACTCTGGATCCACTAACCCATAAGCGGGTGAGAAATAAAAATCACAAGCCGCAGTATTTCATTCGCAACAATCATCCGCCAATTATTTCAGAGGAAGATTGGAACGCTGCTCAGAAGGAGCTGGAACGTAGAAGTAGAATGCGCCATGATCCTGATGGCAAGTACCGACGATGTTATAGCAACACAGCACCCTTTTCTAACATGCTATTTTGTGGGGAGTGCGGGGTTCCGGTCCATAGAAGACGCCTTACTTCAAAGAAAAATGGCCAATCCTATAAATTCACGGTGTGGCAGTGCAGGGTATCGGCAATGAAAATGGAAGCAGATTATGAGTGTCACACAAAGTATATATGGGAAGAGGTCATTGAAAGAGCTTATAATGAAATGCTTCTGAAAATGACAAAAGAGATCGACCAGATTCGAATGGAAGGTGAAACCGCCATAAAAGAGGTCAGCCTTACTGAAGAAGAAAATGCAAGATTAGAAGAAGTTGAAGAAATCATTGACCGAATCAGCGATCAGATTACTGAAATGTCTATGAGAGAAAGCATCACCAACGATCCCATCTATGACGCCACCCTTAGAAATCTCATTTATGAATCTCAAATTTACCAACAGGAGCATGAGAACCTGCTGAAGAATAAAGAAGAAAGTATCTTCATGAAGAAGAACCTAGATATTCTTATTGAGTATCTACAGGGGTTGAAAGACTTCGAAACCTTCGATGCAAAAATGTTTAGAGAGATTGTTGAACGAGGTCTCATTTACGATGAGTATCAGATGGAGTTCATCTTTAAATGCGGAGTCAAGCGAAAAGCCCTGGGCTGGAGGCGAGGAAAGGATCCGGTGGAACCACTGGGTTTAGACACTCTTGAGAAAATAGATTCCTAAGCACTAATAAAAACTGAATACCTAGTGGACTTAAAATACTCCTTTGACCATTAGAGATTGTACTTGCAATATGTTTCATACAGAGGGAACATACCAACAAGCGTAATCTTTAAGAGGAAAGGAGTTTTTTAAATGGACCAAAGAGATAAGGCCATGTGGGTACACACACTGTGGGATCCGCTGGACGAGATGCATCAAAGTCCACTGAACAGCAAGAAAGAAGGTATCAGAGTTGCAGCTTACTGCAGAATCAGTAAGGGGAATACCAATTATAGATCCCTTGAAAATCAAGTGAGCTATTACAGCAACTATATCTACAATAAACCAAATTGGAAGTTTGTCGGAGTCTATATCGATAATCAAATATCCGGTGGTACCATCGAACACCGGAATGGATTCAAGCGAATGCTCAGGCATGCTAGAGAAGGGAAGATTGATTTAATTCTTACAAAAAGCATCTCAAGGTTTTCAAGAAATACAAAGGAAACATTAGAAGTGCTTCAACAGTTAAAAGATAGCGGCACCACTGTATATTTTGAACGTGAAGGCGTGGAGGTTTCAAAGGGTCTGAGTTCACTGGTCCTAGAGACTCATGCAGCTATGGCCCAGGATTTTATCGAAGGGGTTTCAAACCTTGTGAAGTTTTCCTATCAAAAACGCCTGAATGAAGGACGGCCTTACTTTCATGAGATGTATGGCTATGATCTAGTTGAGCCTGGTGGTAAAGACATGGTGAAGATCAATGAAGAGGAAGCTGAAGTAGTCAGATGGATTTTTAATCAGTTCATAGCTGGTGCCACGTATGCTGATATCACGAGAGAACTTATCCATCGAGGAATTAAAACGAAAAAAGGTAATGAGCGATGGGCGAGTACACAAATTCGAAAAATCATCAATGCCATTGCCTATACGGGAAACAAAAGGGCAAAATCAAAATCCAAGGACCTTTTTACAGGAAAGATTACTGACAGTGGTCCATACAAAGAGCAATATTTTATTGAAAACAGTCATCCGGCGATAATATCCATGGATGTATTTAATAAAGCCCAGGAACGGGTTGAGAAAAACAAAAGAACCAAAGAGCAAATTTGGACGTCAATAAGTAACCCACTGAAGTACAGAGTGTTTTGTGGTCGATGTGGAAAACTGGTGCGAAGGAAAAACGAATATAGATATGGATGCGCCTATACCTATGCCAGTGTAAAACTTTGTGATTTAGCCCCTATAAAAACTTATGATCTTCTTGCTATGGGATTAAGAGGCTTGTTTGAACGCATGATGGGATTAACCATTATTGCAACTATGCACAGAAAAAATATCACATATGAAATGGTAGATCCCCTTGGCAGAAGTGAGAAAGCTTTAAAAGAAGATTTCCGTCTGATGCTTAGGGATCTTGAGAGAATCCTAAATAGAGTTAATCAAAATGACCACTTTGAATTTCAACGCCTAAAGTATTTTACTGACATTGAGATTGCCAAAAGACAGAATCAGATAGAGTTGATTGAGCAGCTAGAAGATGAATATTCCTCTTTTGAAGAAAAAGTTGGACGTATTGAAGATGATAGGGAGTATCGGAACGATGCTCTTGTTTGGTTAAAGATCATAAGAGGCATAGACCACTTTATCAATTCTGCAACCATCGAAATGGTTAGAGCGTGGATGACAAAACTGACAATCTACTCAGGGTCAGCCTATGCTATCGAGTGGATTGACGAAAAAACAACGACGATTGGGCAAGAAGAAATTCCTGGTATCGTTAAAGCTGCAGAAAACAAACGTTTAGAAAGAGAAAAACGGCTTAAGGAACAAGAGAAGCCCTTATTAAATGAACCTATTAATTTTGAAGATGCAGAAGAACCTTTAAGAGACAGTGAAAATTCTAAAGCTCAAAGAAAGGAGGAATCCTTAGTGGAAGCAACAGCGTTGACAGCAGATTTAAATAGTCCGCCGAAAATAAACAACAAGAATATACCTATGCGCGACGTGGTTGTCCTTGACCGTGGATTAAGCATTAAAGACCTAGGCGACTTAAAGAAGAATATTCTTAAGAACAGAATGAGCCAGCTCAAGCAGGAAGAAAAGAAGAAGCTGAGAGTTGCGGCATACTGCAGAGTATCAACAGAATTGGAAGAACAGAAGCTCTCCCTGCAAACCCAGCTAGCATATTATAACTACAAGATACTATCCAATCCTTCATGGGAGCTTGTTGGAATCTATGCAGACGAAGGGGTATCAGGAACCAGAACCGAGTATAGAGATGATTTTAACCGGATGATTGAGGACGCCAAAAAAGGTAAGATCGATATGATAATTACAAAATCCATCTCTCGATTCAGTAGGAATGTGGTTGATGTCTTGGGAACACTAAAGACGCTCCATGAGCTAGAGCCTGCTTGTGTATGCTACTTTGAAAAAGAAAACTTGAAGAGCAATGATCCAAACTCTTCATTAATTTTATCGCTAATGGCTACCGTCGCAGAAGAAGAGATTGTTTCCTTATCCAACAGCATCACTTGGGGCGTACAAAGTCTTGCTCAAAGAGGCACCATTAGTAGAAGGACAGATATGTATGGATATACCATCGATAAGAACAGGGAGTGGCACATTGTTGAAGAAGAGGCAGAAGCGGTTCGATTGATGTATCGATTATTCATTGAAGGTAAAAATATTTTTGAGATTGTTGAACATCTAAATGGGCTGGGAATAAAGAGTCCGAAGGGCAGTGATTATTGGAATTACAATACTATCCGAGAAATATTGAGAAATGAAAAGTGTCTCGGTGATTATGAATTTCAAAAATACTACACGAAGGTTTCCGGGAGCGTACGAAAAGCTAATTACGGCCAGGTTCCAAAATATTATATTGAAGAGCACCATCAAGCCATCATTGATCGGGAGACGTTTGAAAAAGCACAGGAGGTTTTTGAAGATAGAAAAAGAACTCCAGTTAAGAATGAGAGGAAAGACGGGACTGCAGGGAGAGAGATATATTATAAGAAGTTCACTTGTGCTGAATGCGGCCACGTAATAGCAAGATACAGAAGCACTACCTATTATTCCAGAGAGGGAAGTGCGTGGCGATGTTTTAACTCTTTTCAAAAAATAGGATCAACATGTGATGTTGCTATTTCATTTGACGAAAGGTATATGGATTACTGCTTTGTAGATACACTAAGGAAAATCAAAACCAACGAAGACTTCAAACAACAGATAAGTGCGCATTTGAGAAAACTGGACTTGACGGAAATAGAACTGCAGCATAAAGAGGACCTTGAAAAGCAAATGGAAGCATTAAATCAAGAACTTTATAAGGCGGTTGATATGGAGATTCAAAAAAACGGGAAAAATACACAACTGATCAACCAAATAACGGACGATATCATTCAATTGAGGGAGCAGCACTACAAGTACATTGAGCGATTGGAACAGTTAGAGGAGGATAAAGAGCGGCTAGATAAGCTTCTGAAATACTGTGAAAAGATGAAGCGTTACTCTTTAAAAACCTTTCACAATATGAGGCCACGAATCAAGCAGGGAGATAGCGTATATTCCAAAACCAACAGCGCAAGAGATGTTTCATACATGGACTTGGAAGGAGAAGACCACTTCCCAGAAGAAGTTTTTATTGAACATGTATTGAGCGCAAGCATAGATAGGGCAGGGGGCATAAAGTTCAAATTTGCTGAGGGAGTAGAGTTTGGTTCGGGGTTAGATTATGAGAAGTACAAAAAGCTGTTTGAAAAAGAAAAGAAGAAGATCCAAATGGAGGAGTTGTTAATTTCCCATGAAGTTCAAAAGGTAAAAGAATTCTGTAAAGAATACAGAAAGCCAAGGGAAATACGAGATTATTTGGGCATTAAGAGTGAGATTTCTTATCGGAAGAGAGTCCAGGAACCTCTTTATAAGGCAGGGAAATTAACTCCTAATGATGCCAAAGTAAACCAACTGAGAATGTATAGATGGACAGAGGATGAGTAATAGTGAAAAGAAAACCTAGGTCGTGTTTCAGATCCTAAGTATCACCTAAGTTTCACCTAAGCCATCACCTAAGTTTGATTTTTAATAGTGACACGTTATTCTTTGAATACGAAGAAAATCATGCCATAATTAAAAATATCAATTTTGCACTTCAGAAAACTGAATAAAGATGATGATTCCCCAGCGACTTATAGACCTGGGGTTTTATCAGCAATAGAAAAACCCACTGAGTAGGCAGATAACAGTTATCTACCACTTGGTGGGTTGTTTTTATTTGTTTTTTATAAGTTCATACCAATTGAAATTCATTCCCATATTCCGTTCTATTTCTTCTATTGTTATTGTGCTCAAATTATCTTCTAGAGTTTTGAATTGAGAGCGAATTTCCTTAATAAGATCATTAAGCTGTTGCTTGTCCATAAACAGTGATAAAGAAAAAATTAGAGAATAAATTCCACTTCGAGCATTTAATCGTTTACTTCTTTGAGATTGATTTAATCTTCTCCTACTAGCTGGATTAACAGCATGAGGCAATTTCTGCCCAAAAGTCATGAAAGAATCATCAATAGGAACTCTAATGTTTGAAAGATAGAATCTTTCGTTATGGGCACAGGTATTTCTAAATAAACTTAGTATTTGCAAAACACGAGAGGCGTTTATAATATCTAAGTCATCAGATAAGTGGGGGAAATTATTAACTCCTAAAGATTTAATCATATGGAGCTGAACATCTTTCTTTTGCAATGTAAATAAGTGGCTGACATTTCCAAAAGTCAAGACATTCATTAATATCCACATTGGTATATAACCATGCTGCTCTGAGTAGGACTTAATTGAATCATTTTTATTTTTTCTTTGCTGCCCGATTGTTCGATATACAGTGGAAACATAATTATCATATGCAGAATGCCTATCTAAAGTAGAACTTCTACCATTTGGTCGAGTTCTATGTACTGTTGTACTGACAATCCCATAATTATCAATATTATGTACACTGTAAGAAGTAGACAAATCATAGTATTTTCTTCGGAGATATTCACTATCTCTATGGAGACTAGATTTTTCAACATCTGAGTTATCAAGATTCCCATTTAAATGATAATTGTAGAAGGATTGAACTATTTGGTTTTTGATCATTTCTTCTACCCTTAAGATTTCCTTCAAAAAAATTAGTCGAAGATTTGCATCAAAAATTAGTAAGGCTTCAAGCTCACTTAGTCGGGTGCCATTTTTATACTTTTCAGTAGTACTAGATCCTTGGTAGAGAAAAGGATCTTTATAAGCGTTAACTAAGTTGTAATAGTTATATTTTCTGAGAAGTTCTTTTTCTTGACTACCATTCGGGATAGTCATGTTACGACTTCTAAGTATTTCAATTCTATCGCTATGTACTGAAAAATATTTTTCCAAAATTAAACCCCCGTATAAGTAGAAAGACCGGAGGCAACGAATCACCCGCGGTCTTTAATCGATCTTTTCTAATTAAATTATAACACGTACTTGTAATTATGACAATGGTTAATTTTTACTTTTTAAAACACAGTAGATTGAAGTTAGAAAGACTGGAGATGTTTTACCATCCGCAGTCTTTAATCGATCAATCAGTATACGTATAATATCATACTGTTCTGATCTATACAATAGTATTTCCAAAAACAATAAAAAAATTCAGTGCTTACGATATTTGATTATTATTAGTACTTAAATTATTATATGCGAGTAATTAAATTGTGATTCAATTGATTTCATTAATCTTTTTAATAATCGTAAGGAGATACTTGTTGAACCTGCGATCTATGATCGCAGTATACCAAAGGCAATAATGCATGTCAAATGTAGAGAATCGCAGGGATACAATTACATAAAGAGATAAGAATTCTCTGAATCGCGTTTGTGGCCAATTTGAGCCGAATTAACCGATTGTGGAACAATGGGTCAAAAATTAAATGAAAAGCCGACACAGGCCAAACTGAAGCGTCGATTTTTCAGAGGTCGCTCTAAAATTTTCAGTTTTGAAGCATTTTGAGTTCTTGTTCTCAAATCGATGGCTTGTTTATTCTACATATATAATAGGAAGAAACTCATTCATGTAAGAGATGAATTGTCATGAATGAAATGATTTAGCTTATTTCCATTATGTGAAGATAAGACATATCACAAGCATATTAAGCAGAGAAAGCTGCAAATAAAAAGCTCCATCCAGATTTGGATAGAGCTACGAACTTCTTTATATATTTAGAATCAATTGCTTACGTGTCCCGTAATTCGAACTAGTTCGAATTATATAGAAGTTATCGTTCAATGTCAAGTATCAGAATATTATGAAAACAAGGTAGTTGTTGCATGATTTTCTCAAAAAAAATCGATTTTTTTAAGCCTGGATTTCGTAATTAGTTCCGACCATTTTAGTGATTTTAGATTACATAATGAGACCTTGTATATTAATCTCAGATTATTGTAGATGAAGAAAGGTCTGCTCGGGTAATTTTAAAACGCTCTGAGAGCGTATATATGGATCAAAATTCTTGCTCATCATGTCGTGATGGGCTTTTTTGCTGTTGAAAACTTGAATATTCGGGGAAAATCAGGCAAAAATCAACTTTTTTCTTGACATTTTTCTATGTATTGGGTTCCCTTTTTATCCTTCGAGATTCAAGGCGACGTGAGTATGGTGAAAGGACCACAACCACAATATGTAGCATAAGAGTTCCAAATAATTTAGTTTGTTATGCAATATATAGACTAAGTCAACTGC